ATAAACCAGACAGCCCAAGGTTTGATAGGTTTACTGCAAAGTTTGTAGACGAGATGGCAGAAGGTGGTCGAGCTGGTTACAGATTTGGTAAAAGTGTTTTTAAAGGTATTGGAGAATTATTTAATCCAAATAAAAAAATGTTTAGAGGCCGTGATGATGTACCAACATCAACATTTTCTGAAATGAAAGGACCTATTACAGTTGCTGACATGGAGAAGATTCCAGAAAGTGAATTACGTAAAATTATGAGAACTCAAGAATTAGGTTTGTATGAAACAACTCCAGAAATACTTTCAGCAGGTAATCTATTAGAAAGATTTACAAAAATTGTAGGTGGTAAAAGAGTAATTGATTATGAAAGAGCTGAAGATATTTTAGGGACTAAATTAAGAGGCGATGAAACTTTAGATGAATTATTTGCAATAGAATTCAGAACTAGACCTAAAGCAGCAGAAGGTGGATTGGCCAAGATCTTGGAGGTCTAATGGCTTATCAAAACGTCCCTAATGAACCACATATAAAATATAATCCGGTTAGTAAACTTTACATAGTTACTAGAACAGTTAAAGGTAAAAGTCAGTATGAAGGAGGCATAACTTCATTAACAAAAGCAAAACAAATTAGAGATAAATTTGTAAAAGCATTACCAGCAGAAACTACAGCTCAAACTAATATAAGAACTAAAACTTTTTCAGGAAATATAGATCCTAAAGAATTAAACAAAGCGTCTAGATTTTTTTATAAAATAGGAGAAATAAGTTCGCCGTATTATGAAGATTTACAAAATTTAGAAAAAAGAAAAGTTAGCACTAATGTTAGAAGAGGAGCAACACCTGGAAAATTTAGTGTCAATACTATATTTACTCCACTTAAAAAATCTGCACAAAATAAAATTTTAAAACAATTTCCTGATGCAGATTTTACACTATATAAATATGGATTTAATCAAGCAGTAGACCCACAAAAATTTAATGCTGTTGGTGACTTTATTGAACGGGGCTATAAACCACCTTTCCACAACGTTAAAAATTTACCTAAAAAAACACAGGATATAATTGTTGAAGCTTTTGGTAAAGAAGCTGATGAAGCAGGCACGCCATTAAGGTTTGGTCCGGGCAGAAAGTTTGGAGTAGGTCCAAAAGAAAATGCTGTTTTAAATCAACGAATTGGTAATTTTATTAGAGATACTGGAAAAAACTATCCGTTTGCATTTAACTTTGAAAAATCTGAAAATTGGATAATTGCTCAAATGGCAAGAGCAGCTAAAACTAATTCTGCCGTTTATAAAGTTCTTACAAATGATGCAGGTAAAATAATTGGTGCTTCTGAAAATGGTGTAAAATATTATCACGCTAATTCTAAAATTGGCAATCTTATTACTAATCACCCTGAAGCTAAAAAAATTTCTAAGTTTGTTGAAGTTGCACGAAACGCAAAAGCTAGTATTCCACAGGCTCTTGCAAAAGCATTTCCAAAAGGTTTTGATAGAACTTTATTAAGAAACGATAGGGCTTATACAGATTTATTACAATGGTTAGATAATTCTCAAGGAAGAAGAGTGGTTAAAAATGCTATTGAAATTCACCATGCTGGAGCAGGTGGAGTAGGCGGTAATCCAGCTTTAGCAAAAGATTTACAGTTATTAACAAGACAAGATAATATAACTGCTAATACAATTAAAAATCAAATTTTAAATAATGATTTTTCTAGAGTTCAAGAATTAAAAGATAAAGGCATTAGATTAAATGTTGGTGGTAAAGAATATGGAGCTGGTTTTGAAACTGCAGAAAAAGGTTTAAAAAGAATTGAAACACAAGCTGCTACACAATTAGCAGAAAGATTAAAAACTGATCCAAAATTATCTGGTTTTTCTAAATTTTTACAACAAGATGTTATTGGTTTTGGAACAGCTGTAAAAGAAAATGCATTAGCAGGGGGTGAAGTTTGTAGAATTGTTGGAGCAAAACAATCTGGAGGAGTAGCAGTAAGTTGTGTAGATGCGGTCAATGATGCACTTGAAAAAAATCCAAAAAAATTAGCACAAGATATTAATAAGTCTAATGCAGGTGGTACATTTAATAAAATTAAAAACTCAAGTACAAAATTTTTAACAGCACTAAAAAATAATCCAAACCTACTTAAAAGCAGATTTGGTGCTCTTGCTGCTTTAGGTGTTGGTACCGTAGCCGCGGGTGTTGGAGCCGGTGCCTTAGTAAAACAATTTAGAAACGATGATCCTAACACATATTTAACTAACGATAGTCAAATGGAAGGAATGATAATTTCTGATGTAGAACAAAAAGGTAAAGAAGTTGATGACAATATTTTATTAGACAATCAATTTAAATTAGAATTAGCCGGAGCAGCAGGATTAACTGCACCGATTGCTGGGCAAGTTTATAGAACATCTAGAGCCAGTACACCTCCATTATTAGAATCGCCTTTAGAGTTTGATAATGAAATAAAAACTTTAAAAAGAACAATAAGACAAATAACTCATCCTGGTGGCAAAAAAGCCAAAAGAATTTCTGAAGCTGGTCAACAAGTTGTAAGAGATGCTAAAATTAGAATTAGTCGGATACAAAATGCTCTTGAAACAGCAAAAATTGGCAAAGAAGGAAGAGGAGTATTTAGATCTGCTTTTGGTTTAGAAAAAGGTGTTCTTGGAAAAGGTTTATGGGCACTTGGTGCACCAATAATACAGGTACCATCTACTATTGGTTATATCGCACAAGATATTAGAGCAGGCAAGGATGCAGGAGAAATTGCAACTAACCCGTTAAATTATTTGGGTGCAGCATTTATGAATCCTTCAGTAAAAGCTTTAACAAAAGCTGGGGCTTCAAGAGGATTACTAGGAATAGCGTCATTAGGTTTAGCAGGAACAGCACTTGGTGCTGTTGCATTACCTGCAATATCAATTGGTGCTGGATTAGCAACACTTGGAACATTGGGTTATCAAGGTTACAAATTATTTAGTGGTATGAACAAAACAAGCGCTAAGGATGATTTTTTTAAGTAATGAAAAATAAAACTCTTGTTGCAAATATGCAACACGTTAAATGGAAGGAAATCCCACCTTTGAGAGGACCTAATTCTCAAGGGTTGAATGTTCCCATAAAACAAGCTACAATAGTCAAGAACTCGGAGAATATAAATGGCAAAAATAGACAAAGCCCTACCAAACGTAGAGACTGAAATTAAAATACCTGGAGAAGAAGAAATAGCAGTTGCTCAAGAAGAAACTGTTAACGAACAAGTTGGTCCAGAAGATGTACAAGTAACTACCGAAGAAGATGGTAGTGCAACAATTAATTTTGATCCTGAAGCAGTTAATCAACCAGGAACAGACGGCCATTTTGACAATTTAGCAGAATTATTACCAGAAGATGTTTTAGGAAAATTAGGTTCTGAACTTTCAGGAAATTATAATCAATATAAGTCTTCAAGAAAAGCATGGGAAGATAGTTATACAAAAGGTTTAGATTTATTGGGTTTTAAATATGAAAATCCAACACAACCATTTCAAGGAGCTTCAGGTGCAACACATCCAGTGTTAGCAGAAGCTGTTACACAATTTCAAGCACAAGCATACAAAGAATTATTACCTGCAACAGGTCCAGTGCATACACAAATAGTTGGATTAGCAGATAGAGCTCGAGAAGAGCAATCAAACAGAGTTAAAGAATTCATGAACTATCAGCTCATGGATGTGATGAAAGAGTACGAACCCGAGTTCGACCAAATGCTTTTTTATCTCCCTCTTAGTGGCTCTGCTTTTAAGAAAGTCTACTATGACGAACTCTTAGGCAGAGCTGTATCAAAATTTGTTCCAGCAGATGATTTAGTTGTGCCATACACTGCTACATCTTTAGAAGATGCAGAAGCAGTTGTGCATGTAATTAAAATGTCTGAGAATGATTTAAGAAAAAAACAAGTGTCAGGTTTTTATCAAGACATAGAATTGACACCTAGTTATAATCAAGAAACAGAAGTAGAAAAAAAAGAAAGAGAATTAGAAGGAGTTAAAAAAACTAGAGAAGAAGATATCTTTACAGTGTTAGAAATTCATACCGACTTAGATTTAGAAGGATTTGAAGACAAAGATTCACAAGGAGAACCAACTGGAATTAAACTTCCATACATTGTTTCTCTTGAATTAGGAAGTAGACAAGTATTATCAATTAGAAGAAACTATCAAGTAGATGATCCACAAAAACTTAAAATAGATTATTTTGTACATTTTAAATTTTTACCTGGGTTAGGTTTTTATGGTTTTGGTTTAATTCATATGATCGGTGGTTTATCAAGAACAGCAACCACTGCATTACGTCAGTTATTAGACGCAGGAACTTTAAGTAATTTACCGGCCGGATTTAAACAAAGAGGAATCCGTGTTAGAGATGAGGCACAAGCTATACAGCCTGGCGAATTCAGAGATGTAGATGTTTC